GGTGGAGGCATACAAGTTTGATGAGGAGAAGCCGTATCCAGATTGTCGCGCGATCCAATTTCGGTCTTTTGAGTACACTTTACAGTTAGCCTCAATCATAAGGAGGGCTGAGCACAAGATGTATCTAGCGAAGGACATCCCCGGCTTTGGCTTGGGACGTCACTTTGGCAAGAACCTGTGCCCACGTTCTCTCGCTCGAGAGTTGAGGCGAGCATACGACAGTATTCCTGGTTGCAAAGTTGTTTTGTTGGACGTCTCTCGGTTCGACGCGCACGTGTCGAGACCCATCATGAAGAGAGTGGAACACGTCTTTTGGAACAATGCATGTGATCATCCACAACTGTCAGAGCTCCTGGAGTGGAAATTGGACAATGAGGGATCGGCGCGAAGCGGTGATGACCAAGTCAAATATCGAGTCAAGGGCGGGAGGATGTCCGGAGACGCCGACACGGGTGCAAGCAATTGTGTCCAAGTCGCGTGTGCTTTGGCATCTTTAGCCAAGGTTGCCAAAATCAAGAAGTTCGCAATGAACGTCAACGGGGACGACAGCGTGTTTCTGTTTGAGGGCGAGCTTAGTGACGAACAAATCATCGCGCATTTCGACAAGCTGGGGATGGAGGTCAAGATCGAGGGGAGACCAGGTTCATTCGAGGAGATAGATTACTGCCAGGCGCGACCAGTGCTAGTTGCGGGCGAGTGGGTCATGATCAGAAATCCGACGAAGGTCATGACTAAGGTTGGTATGACACATAAGAGGCAAGGTGTCTCCAACTACCTCAAGCGAGTGTACACAACCTGTTTAGGTGAGCTGGCATTAGCGCGAGGCACCCCTGTGATACAGCCATACCTGGAAAGGCTTCTTCTTCTCACCCACAGTCAGATGAACAGGAGATCCGCGAGAAGACCAATTTTGGGTCAGGCCATCTCAGATAGCTATCGATTGTCCGGTTGGTTGCCGTCTGATTGGAAAAGTGGACGCACGATCCCGATCAGTAGCGAGACCCGCAAGAGCTTTGCTAATGCCTTTGGCATTTCAGTCACAGAACAGATTCGGTTGGAAGGCGAGATCAGCCGCTGGACAGCTGACTTCGTAAATCCCGGCAAGGGTTGGCCCATTATGCACCCTTGGCTTTGGTCCGGGCCAGAAAAAGAACGATGGTAGAGTGGGGTCTGTCACCTTAAATCGCCCAAAACGCTAAGCGTGCTAACCAAAATGCCAAGAGACTGCACGGGTGAGCCCGACGGGGTGGTGACCGATGAACAGTCCGCGAGTTGGCGCGCATCCCATACACCATCACAATGACAAAACAAAAGAAAATTAAGGCCAAGCAGCAGGCCAAGAAACAAGTAAACAAGCAAGCGGCCCAGCGGAGGGTCATGGCACCAGCAGCCAATGGTTGCGTCTTATCGCCGTCTAAGTTTTCGATGCAGACAGTCTCTGAAGGAGTGGTTAGGTTTCGGGGTCACGAGCTTCTAGGAGCTTTGGGCACTGTCGCCTTCTCCACGATAGCAGGAGTGTTTGACCTCAACCCGGCGTGTTGGCGCAATTCCAGGCTGTCGCGCATCGCAGCAACATATGAGAAGTACCGTTATGATTCGTTCACCATCAAGTATCACCCAACTGTACCCACTACGGCTCCAAACGCCATTGCTACGTACGTTGAACTGGAGGTGGAAGAGGATGTCGCGACCAACGTCACGGCGGCTCTCAACCACCAGTACGCAGCAATGGGGCCTGCTTGGGGTGCCCATGAGGTGCATTACCGGCGTCCACCACAAGACCCGAAGGCTTATTACCTAACGGACAGGGTTGTCGGCAACAGGAGTGACATGTCTCAGGGGAAAATCGTGTGTCTTTCCAACGCAGATGGACCGCAGGCGTTTGGATATGTTTCGATCGAGTATGACGTGGTGTTCATGTACCCAGAATTGGAACCGGGTTACCCAGGCGAGCAATATGTCCAGAGCTCAGCCAACATTCCCCCATTGACAGCCGGTAGCAACATTATCACCAATCCGGCATGGTCACACGTTGGTGCGAGGGTTGCTGAAGTGGTGTTGGAAGAGGTGTTGCCTGGTTGTTTCACCGCAGCCGGTGCAACGGTCAACTTCGCCATCGGATCGGTCCTTTATACAGCGTGGGATGGAGTTGCGTGGTTGTTGTACCAGAATCTGGAGCAAGCT